TATAAAGGCTATAAAATTATAAAAGGATCTGCGTCTTCATCCGCAAATAATTCAGGTGTTGTTGAAATTTGCGATTTTTTCTGTGAAAATCCACAAGCTTTAGAAGATGAAAATGAAATGATTCAAATTAATTATAAATTAAATAATAAAACGTTTACACATTATATTGGTGTCAAAACTCTTTACGAGGAGCCTTTAAGTAAATATAAATATATAAAGCATTTTATTATCAATAAAGATGATGCTTGGATCAATTTAGACATGCTTCGCGATCTATCAAAAGATTTAGAAGAGATATCTATGAGTAAATTAAAAAGAATAACTAAATCTCTTTCGGCTAAAGGACCTTCGGCTAAAGGACCTTCGGCTAAAGAACCTTCGGCTAAAGGACCTTCGGCTAAAGAACCTTCGGCTAAAGGACCTTCGGCAAAAACGTCTTCGCCGAGTGCTAAAAAGAAAAATGCTGACATAGTAAAATCTTTATTTCAAACATTACCCCCAATTAAAGGGGGGTGGCGTCGCACACAACAGAGAAAATAGTTACATTAGCACACAATTACATTTTTCTTTTTTTTCTGGATTCCAATTCCAAAGGGTTGGGTCTTCATAAAGGATTTTACGGAGAGGATGTTTTCGTAGGTCGCTGGAAAGCACATCACCGCGTTTATTGATATGGTAGAGGATAACCGATGTATCACCGGTAATCGGCATACCTTTGCGTTTCAAAAGTATCAAACCTTTATGTAAAAAAGATAGATGAATATTCGGTATTTTATGACACATAATACAATCTTCTTTTTTTAAATAGTAAATTTCCAATTTGCGAAAGTTTATATACGACATTAGGGAGAAAACATTAAGTGGGTGTTCCATATTACCCATCCCATTACCAATGGTAAGAACACACGACGAATCCTTCTCTGGATTCAAATTTAATTCTAAAATATAGGTTTGTATGTTTTTATTCGTGTTAAATACATAATATTCAACTTTGCGAGAGGGTTGGTTCCAAAATCCTTTTATAAAAACGGGTTCCACTGTAATTGCTTCGGGATACGGACACGGTTTGATTTCAAATGTCCGCCGGTATTTGCTCGCGATGATTCGCAAGACATCGGGTGACAGAGATGCCGCCGCGGATGTTAGGAGGGTATCTGTTGAATCCATTTTATATTTTTGAGTTTACAATTAAACGGGTTTAAATAGATGTTATAGAGGATTATGTATTAATTTTGGTTCATTTTTTATTCACTATGCCGGCAGCGACTGCGCTGAATCTCTATATTGTTCTTTCTAAAGATATTCCAAATCGGGTTCAAAATACCACCCGTAATTTACAATGGATTAAACAGGTCGCCGAAAGTGTAGGTCTTGCCGTGCGTTTTCATTCGCTCAGTCAGCCCACCGCCGAAGAAATAGAACAAATGATTAAGAACGAACCCACAAAAGCCTTGTTTGAGACCCGTCTAACCGTTCAAAAAGATCTACAAGAAGACCCTGTTTATAAATCTTTCTTGAAACCCCTAACCTTTCAACAAGTTAGCAACTATGAGCGCCATCGTATGGCCTTTATGACAATTCAAGATGCGTCCCCCGACGATTATCATTTGGTATTGGAAGACGATGTCTATATTTTTCCAGATATGGAAATTGCGTGGAGAGAAATGATGACAAAAATGAAAGCTCAGCCTTCAAAGGAAGTGCCGTTGGTTTGGTTTGGAATTGTTCGGGATTTAATTAGCGCCGAACCCTTTTCTTGGAATGCCAATGTATGGAAAATCTTGACCCGCGAACATCCCCTTTTGCCAAGCAAAGAGGCCTATTTAATCCACCCGACAGTTGCCAAGAAACTGTATGAAGCAACCCATATTATCCAAATGGATATGCGCCATACGATGTCACGTTGGATTTACTACCAAAATCCAGTGACGACGGAAGCGGACAACGCTTGCTCTGCCACAGGACAAATTCCAATGTTTTATCCATCCAAACGCATTTCCTTTGATGGAAGCAAATTGGGTATCTATCCCAGTACCATTCATCCAAATAACCTTTTGATATTCAACAAGGAATATATGGATATGCTACATCTGTTGAACGCAAATCCACAAGAAAAAACAAAAGCAAACGTTCTTCAAAAATTTAAATTGATTGAACGTCTTCAATCCCCGGATGCCATCCATTTATATGCCGTGTTGATGTATCAATTGCGTCAAATGGAAGATGCCGAACAAGGATTTAAAGACGCCATTCATCAAATGGTGCTTCAAAAAGGATGCCTAACCCGTCAAAGCGAACTGCTTCATAACGCCATTGAATTCTACAAACATCATCAAGCCGACGAAATTACGCGTTTTTTAGAAAAACCCAGCAAATACAAAGAAGAATATAAAATTCCAACTTAGGCGTCAGCTTCGTCGGCTTCGGCTTCGGCTTCGCATTCTTCAGCGTAGGCTTCGTCAGCTTCGCCTTCGTCAGCTTCGCCTTCGTCAGCTTCAGCTTCAGCTTCAGCTTCAGCTTCAGCTTCACCTTCGCATTCTTCAGCGTAGGCTTCGCCAGCTTCGGCTTCGCATTCTTCTTCGGGGACAGTTTCCATTTCACCTTCTTCTTGATAAACAGGGTTATCGGCAAGCTCAACGGTTGTCACTGCCACTGGCAATTCGTGACTGTATTCGCTGCCACAGTGGCACATCTTGGCCTCTAAACCGACTATTTTTTGTTCCAGAAGACCTACTTTAGCCAGTGCGTCTTCCAAAAACTTTTGATAAGAAAGCACTGTGCTTTGAAGTTCGGCGATTTTAGCTCCCATTTCATTAACCGTCGCCAATGGGGCAACCGAATCCATCATGCCCGCCTGAATGGGACTGGCCTGGATAAGGGTTTCCAAATCTTGAACCCGACGCGTTAGTTGACGTAATTCAGCCATCCAGAAAAATATCAACAAAGAGAGACTACATAGTTCATAGAAAAATATTTTTCAAATTTTTTCGTAATAAAATATCTGGTCTAATCCTTAGAGCGACAGCAGCAAGCACAAAAAAGGTATAGATGACACGTTGGTATATTGCGGTTCTTATCTATTTAATATTTGTATGTTTGCTATTGGCATTTCGCCCAAAGATGCTGTTTCAAGAAAATAAGGATTATCGGCGATGGGGTATGGCGCGCGACGACGAACACAGTCTATTTTCGGTAATGTTTTTGTTCCCATTGTTAGCCTTTTTAAGTTATTATTTGGCAGCCGTTGCTTTTATGATAATGGCTTAGACAGAGTATAAAGTAAAGATACCATCGTATTTCATTAAGAAATGCGGCGCCCAAATTATGAAATTATTTTTAATACATGGTTTCAACGCGCTATAGATTGTCGTCAACCTGAGGTAGTTCATCCCAGACAATGTTTTTGTGTTACAGGTGCCCACGGTATTGGAAAAACACATTGGATCAAAGAAATGGCCGAAAAACATCATTATAGGATTCTGTGGATTACCCCCGACCGATGCGAAAACGCTAAACAGATGCTTTCTTTTCTTCAAAAATATTTGTTTGCGACGATTGATACGGTATTTGATGATTATCCGTTGAATCAATATATGATAGTCATGGATGAATGGGAATCGTTGTTGATAAACGACCGTAATATGTTTCAAATATTTCAACAATGGATTTCTAAAATTCCACCTTCAGCGAACCCTTATCGGCGTCCCATTGTTTCCATTGGGCATCTCTCTATGGAAAAAAGGTTTCGCGAATTGAAAGAAACCACGCATCTTTGGATGGTTCCGCCAAACGAAGCCGACATTTGTCTATATCTACGGTCTCAATTTAAAACCCTTTCCGCTGGCACCATTGCGACCATTGCCGAATCATGTGAAGGAAACCTTCGCAGTGCCTTAGAAATGGCAACCTTGGAAAAAGGTATTCCCAATCCTTCAGCCGCCGGCAGTTCAGCCGCTGATGCGAAGCCCGCAACGCCTGCGAAGCCCGCAACGCCTGCGAAGCCCGCAACGCCTGCGAAGCCCGCAACGCCTGCGAAGCCCGCACAGACAGATGGCTTTCAAATGCGGTGGATGTATTCGTCCGTCCAAAAGGCACCCCCTATTTCTCAATTGTTTCAGTTAAAATCCACCGAAGAGGCCTTTGCTCTGGTTCAACAAGATCCCTGGATGGTTCCGCTTCGGTTCCACGAAAATCTACTGAAAGACATAGAAAATCGCAAGGGAACCAAAGCTCAAAAAATAAAACTCTATAATGATTGTCTAACCACCCTTATTCAATGGGATGGTATTATCTCAAACTCTCTCCAACACGAAGATAACAACGCATTTACAACAGAATCCATATCGCATCTATCGGCCACCTTTATTTTTACTGTCAGCCATCATTTGCCCCATTTAAAGAAACCCAAGTATACCAATGCCGAACTCAGCGATTTTACAAAAATGCTGAGTCAATTGTCCCTCCAAAAAAAACAAATAAATTCCTTCTACGACCGATACAAAGGAACCCATTATCCCATTCACGAATATCCCCATCATTGGTTCGCGGAATAAATTTTTCTATATTCTCTTTATTAGAGCATTTACACTTTTTGACCGAGAAATGGCAGCAGCAGCAATCACAGATGTGGCCAAAGAAACAGCTGAAAAGATGAGCGAACCAATCGCAGCCGCGTCCTCTAAATTGGGCGCCATTACGGAAAACAAAAACATCGCCTTGGTTTTCTTTGGATTCGTGGTGGTGGCCTTTGTTGTGTTTGTGCTGGCCTATATACTATATACCTATCTTGCTAAGAAAGTGGTTCAATCGGAGACCTATCTTTTGCCCGAAACCAAATACCCGATCTTAGGCACCGAATTCACCAAAGTTTCGGGCAAAGGCATCCCGATGAGTGGCAATGGCAAACGCCAAACCATCTCTTTCTGGGTCTACATCAACGACATTGATAAATTCAAAGGTCTGTATCGTCATATGTGGCACCGGGGTGAAAAAGATGCCAACGCCTCATCCCCCTTGGTGTTTATGGATAAACACAACAATCAAATCCATATTCGCTTTGATGACCTCAATAATCCCAAAGCCATCTCAATGTCGGCGCCTTTTGTGGCGACAAGGGAATTCCCACGCGCCTCCCCCAGCACCGACGTAGACGTTTATACCGTGAAAAACGACGCTCAAAAGATCCCCTATGATTTAGCCACCCACGGCATCAGCATTGATTACGTTCCCATCCAGCGTTGGGTTCATGTGGCCGTGGTTGTCAACGAAGAAGTCAGCGGCGGTAGCATCCAAGCCTTCTTAGATGGTGAACTCGTGAAAAGTGTAGAATCTGGCAAAACCATTCAAATAGAATTTGTGAATGGTGCTACCACCAAAACCCATAGCCAAGAATACAAATTCCAAAACTTAAACTTAGACAAGGTCGGCGATGTTTATATCGGCGGCTCCCTAATGGAATCGGTGGGTCCCGGTTTTGCCGGCTTAATTTCCAAAATCACATTTGTCAATCACGACTTGAATATCAAAGACATCTATAATCTTTACCGCGAAGGCCCCATTGACAATATGGCGGCCAAACTGGGTATGCCCGCATATGGCGTGCGGTCACCCATTTACAAAATCGGCAGCTAAGCCGAATATAGGTACGACAATGTATCGGGTCGCGGCAACGAATCTGTCCGGGCTTCATAGCAATACATATTCCATTGGATGGGAAACGCCGACGCCGACGATTTGGAAAAATCATCAATCATATAGAGATCCATATATTGCGTCGCACACGTATTCAACAGAAACAATCGGGGAATATTTTCTATCTCAATGGATTGAATGGGACCCATTCCCTGGTGTAAATCCTGTGAAACAAAATCTATGTAAGACCCATTCACCAACGACCGATCCAAAACCTTCTTTTTTTGCTGTTGCGTAAAAATCAACTCTTTAAACCGCACCGCATCCCGTTGTTTTATGAATCCAAGCAAAGCCGTCTTTGTACAACCGACTTCCATATCGGGACGCAAGATATCCCGATGAATCCCCAAATAGGTATTGCGATGTTTCAGCAAATGAAGACTCTCAAAGCGCACCTTGTTTGGTGCTTTTGGCACAATGTTCATTTGGATCATTTTTATTTAAGATGTTTTCGCGAAAACACTCACTCTCTTTTACTTACTCTTTGTGTAGTTTTTTCTTATATAATACTAAGTGAATTGTGCCAACCAAATGTTTCTCACACTGGTTCAAATCGTAATTGCTTTGGTGATTGTTGTTGTTTTACTGGTGATTGCCTTTTATATCTATAATCGGGAATACATCCAAGCCATTCAAACGTCTACACAAACACGGAAGCGCGTGGATATTTTCAAAGGCATCAAAGACTTGAAATACAACAACAACGAAATCTATGAGACTCAAGACGAATCCAACCCAACCTTCAAGGATATTCCTGTAAGCGTCAATCAAAAAGGAGGTGCCGAGTTTTCCTACAATTTTTGGCTTTATAAAAACAATTCGCTTATCCAAGAAGGCATCACCGCCGACACGTTACCCACGACAACCGACGCGGGTCTTCGCACCGATGACATATTGTTGTTGTTGAAAGGCCTCAATCAACCCGTTGTCTATACGAATCTCTGTGGCAAAGAGAAAACAGACGTGTTGGTAAAATGCCCGATGATTAAATTACAAAACGGTGGCAAGGTTCTAACCGTGGAACTGAACACCAATTCAGGTCCCGACGGTGTCCGCGAAGATTCGCGAAATACCTGTACAGACGTATCTCGCGACTGGAAATCACGCAATGCCCATTTATTAGCCGTGGATGGTCTGGGTGATCCCAATTATGATAAAAAATGGTTTATGATTAGCGTGGTGGTTCAAGATGTGACACCCTATGATCCGATGCCCTTCCGCAACCGCGTGCGCGTGGCAATATACATCAACGGCACACTGGAATTAGACCGTTATGTGGACGGTCGTCTCAACAGTGTCGGCGATCCTGCGTCGGTTGTCCGTCAAAACACGGGACCCCTATATGTAGCCCCCAACATCAAATTTAAACGTTATACTGGCAAAGACGCAAGCGGTGTCCCTCAGTATACGTCAACGGAATATACATCGGGTATTCCAACTGGAATGAGGGAGAAAGCGCTGTTTATGGCCGATCTCACCTATTTCAACTATGTGCTTCCCGAAGAAGAAATCAAATCCCTTTATGCGGCCAAATTTACAAAAAGCATTGCGCCAAACATAACCGATACCAAAATCGCACGGGATGTGATTGCCGATATGAGCGATTCCTTTTCGTATGTCAGCGGCGATAAACAATTGACGGAATTTTAATTTAAAAATCAATCCAAACGACCAAACGACCAAACGATCAAATCCGTCTAAACAAATATCAACACACATTAGAAAGCCTTCAAAAAGATGCCCGGAGGAATTATGCAGTTGGTGCGCTCGGATGCCAGTGGTGGAGCTGGCGCCCAGATGGAATACATCATCGGCAAACCTGAAATTAGTTTTTTTAAAACAGTATATCGTCGTCATACGAATTTTTCAACAGAACCCGTACACCAACTTTTTACCACCAAGCCCGTATTTGAAATGAATACAAGAGGGTCTTTTACCTGTCGTATCAATCGCATCGCGGATTTGCTACAATCCGTATTTTTCCATTTTAAATTGCCGGCGATTTATTCCACCAACCAACATCGGTTTCGCTGGATTGAAAATGCGGCCAAATACGCACTCTATCGCTATACCATTACATTGGATACACAGACCGTGGATATTCGCTATGGAGAATGGATGGATGTTTGGAGTGAATTGTCGGTTTCTCAAGACAAGAAATCTATAATGGATAAAATGTCGGGAAACACCGATGCTTTGTATGATCCCGTCGTGCGTTCCCGCAAAATCGTCATACGAAACAATCGCCTGATTTATTATTATTATCCAGAAGGAACTGTGGCGAACGGCCCCTCCATTCCCGAATCGTCCTATTATCTACCCCTGGATTTTTGGTTCAGTCGGCATCCCGCCCTGGCATTGCCCTTGATTGCTCTTCAATATCAAAACATAGATATCACGATAGAACTACGGTCTCTCTATGAACTCTGTCAGGTTTACGACGATCGTTTGGAAAAATACGTAAGTATCCCCACCTATAATTCCCAATCCTACAATACACCAGTGGTGTTCGGGCAATTTTTATACCCCACCGATCAACAGCCTGCTTTTAGTGAAATGGATACGTCGGTGGATATAGACGCCTATCTGGATTGTATTTTTATTTATTTGGATACCGACGAAAGAGTTCAGTTGGCAAAAAACAACACCGATTATCTTGTAGAACGCGTCTATCGCGTAGAACAAAGTGGACTGGGGCGTGTCGGCACCATTGATTTAAAACTACAAAATCCCATCAAAGAATTAATATGGATTACGCGGCGCTCGGATTTTATCACCACAAACGATTGGTCTAATTTTACCAATCGGCTACCCGCAGATACATCCTATCCTATTATGAAAACCGCGCGATTGCTATGGAACGGTATGGAGCGCTTTGAAGAAAAAGATCGGGCGTTTTTCAATTTGGCACAACCTTATTTACATCACACTCGGGGCCCCAGAGACGGTGTTTATGTCTATAGTTTCTCATTGAATCCCGAAGAAGCCCAACCCAGTGGCGCATTTAATGCTTCAATGATAGACCGTATTCAATTGGTGGTTACCAATGAAGAATTTGAAACAGGAGTGCCGACTTACGATTACGAATATATCGTGTTTGCCACTTACATAAACATATTTCGCGTAATGAGTGGCATGGGCTCAATGGTATTTACATATTGATTTTTGTAGTGTTCTAATAATAGAAATGAGTCTTGTTTGGTTATTGGTCTTAGGAGGCGTTCTTTATGTGGCGATGCAGTATTTATCAACCTTTCAACAAATGGTTCGCGAATTAAACCAAATGCGGTCGCAGTGTATGAAAGGTGGTGTTAGCGATGAATCCTTGCGAAAGAATACGGGAGTAATGGAATCTATGAGCGACCTTAAAAAATCATTGCTGACCGCTTTGACCCATATGAAATCCAATGTGTAATTTATTTAAGGTTAAACCCTATTATTATTTTTATTGACGAAGGTCGTCTAAGAACCTTCTTTAACCAAATGGCACCCAAATCCCGTAAAAAAACCTTAGATGCTTTCTTAGAATCTGTAGAAGAACCAGGGGTTACGCCACTCCCGGAAACGCAAAGCCCGAAGTCCCTTCAGCCGGAGACGCAAAGCCTGAAGTCCCTTCAGCCGAAGACGCAAAGCCCGAAGGCCGACGAGGTGATTCAAAGTGTTCCCCAAGTTGACCAAAATCAGTCATTGCCACCACCCCCTAAGAAATCGCGATCACGAGCCCCCGTTAAAAAAGAAGAGAAACCGGTGGAACACGTGATTATTCAATTGCCGATTCCACCCGAATCCGTGGAAAAAATTATTACCCAAATTTCATATACAGATGGCAATTATCGCCCCAGCGAACAACAAGAACCCATCCCATATACCTCCGCTGACCATTTTACAAATATTCCCGACAGTATATCGGATTCTGGAAATGCAGTGGATATTCGGCGGATAGAAGAAGCCTACAAAGATATGCATCCGTCCCTAACCACACGCCAAGCGTGTTTTTGGTGTTGCCATGAAATGGGGCCTTATAAATATGGCTTGCCGATTTCCTTTGACCCCATTCATCAATCCTTTCATCAATTTGGGTCGTTTTGTTCGCTGGAATGTGCGGCCGCCTATAATTTCTCGGTCTATATGGGAAGTGACCGAATGTGGGAAATCCACAGTTGGATTCAGTTGCTCGCTAAAAAACTCGGCATTGAAACACCCATCCGTTCTGCGCCATCCCGATATCTCCTTCAAATGTTTGGGGGGCCTTTACAAATAGAGGAATTTCGCAAATGCCACAAAAGCCTTTCCAGAGCCTATGTTATGAATATTCCTCCAATGATTAATGTGTCCCCGCAATTTGAAATGATGAATGTATCCTATATCTATGGAAAACACAACGATCTTCACGAAGAACCCAAAAATAAATTGAGTCGTAAAAAATCCATTATGGATACAAAACGCACCTTGGACACAAAAATGAATCTTACTTATGAAACCATACTTCCCGAAGAGGTCTAAAAAATGACAAGCAGTCTTTATACCATTTAAAGACATCCTTTAAATACTTCCTTTAAGTCCCATAATCTTACACGCAAATGGCGACTTTGGATTCGGGAGCGACGGCGACGGAGCCCGCACCGGAGCCTCAACCAACCCCGTATCGTATTTCCACCATTACATTCAATGGAGATTTAAACGTCTACATACAGGGAATGTGTTTTTACGAACACGCGACTTTGGTGCCATTGACAACGGATCTATCTGGATTCGTTTGGATTGAATATTGGAACAAAGGGGAACAAAAAACGCGTGGCACTTTCCCAAAACGGAAGGTTCAATCCAAACGCGGATCTAAAAAGAAGGCCACGGCGGCCGGGGCAGCTGCGACAGCGGCAGCGACTGTTGTAAATGAAACCGACGGTGGTGGTGGTGGCGCCGACACGACGGAAAAGCCTAAAAACAAAAGTTTTGACAATCAAACGTCTATGTATTATCGTATGATGCCGAATTATATTCCACACGTTAAACTGTTTAAAAACGGCAATATACATATCACGGGTCTTCGCACCATTGACGATGGAATGCGAATTTTGACAAATATCAAAGAGGAGATTGAGCGCATTTTCCATACGATTTCTCAAGAGATTCTGTTAAAGCCCGAAGATATCCAAAAAATAAATATTTCTAAACCCATCATTCGGCTGATTAACAGCGACTTTCATATTCCCTTTAAGATTCGGCGAAAGGAACTCCATCAGTTGCTGATAGATGCACCCTATCATAATATCTGTAGTTTTCAACCCGGAACCTATCCTGGGGTCAAATTGGAATATTACTGGAATCCTAACAATGAAAAAAAGGACGGATGCTGTCGGTGTGCGAAGCCGTGTTTTGGAAAGGCGAATTCTAAAAATGCCCAGGAATGTAAAAAAGTAACCGTTGCCATTTTTGACAGTGGCAGCATTCTTATCACTGGGGCGACGTCACATGGTCAAGTAGATGACGCCTATCGGTTTATTTGCGAAGTTATAATGAGCCACCGGGATTATTTAAAGAAAAATCTACCAAAACTACCGGGGGGTGCGGCGGCTCCGTAAAGCGTGCTTTTAGCGCTAAAGCGTGCTTAAAGATCTAAAGCATTTATGTGAACGACCGGATTTCCTCCACATTCATCCTCTGTAGGTTCTTCAAAATGCTTACGGTATTGATATAGGGCAATTGGAGGTATTTTTATGCCTTGTGATTGTTCGCGAAGTTTTACGCGTTCTAAGGCTTTTTCTATAGGTATTTGAAACCATAGACATCGCATCCCAAAATTTATTTTTTGGGCGAACTCGCGAAACATTACGCGCCTCTTTTTTGTGCCATTGGTGGCGTCCATTACTAAGGAAGCCGTTGGATTCGCAAGATGTAGTTTTTCGGCTGCCTTTATCATCGCCTCCGGGGTCTTATACGTATCCCCTTCAATCCGCAAATATCCTTTGGGTTCTAATTCTGTTTTATAATATGTAGATTTCCCAGATCCTTGATAACCCACCATAACAACCACTTCGGGTTTTGCCGGTTCTACGGGCTTCGCAGGCTTCGCAGTCTTTTCAGGCTTCGCCGTCTTTTCAGGCTTCGCCGGCAGAAACATTTGTTCGGGGGTATAGAAGGTTAGCCCCAGTGCCTTCGCAAATTCGGCGTCTACAGCCGCCCAATCCCCAGGACGCCCCGCCGCATCACCCACATAGAAACTCAATTTGTAATTTAACCCTTTCTTTGGCAATAGAGATGTCAATTGGGCGGTATCGGGCTTCTTTGGAACACCCTCCAATCCCCCAACAACCACCGTGAAAGGAACCTCTAAGGCCTCTATGACGGCTTTTATCATATCCAATTTCCAAGCTTTTGTTTGATCTGTCACAATCACCATTCGGTATTTCTTGGAAGCCCATTTACGGACAATTTCGGGAACATTTGGATGAAACCATTCCCAATCCGCAGCGTCCTTTGGAAAACGCCGGTTCTGTTTGGGTTTCACCAGAGTTCCATCAAAATCAAATATTGCCCACTTATGCGATTGACTTGATTTGGCAGGTTTTAAAATCATTGCCGTGTCCTATAAACAGTTTATCCTATCTCCTACTTCATTTTTTATTTTTATTTACGACACATAAATTGATAGGATGTCACGGGTTGATGACCTGGAAATGTCTGTGTATTGTTTCCAGGACGGGTATAGCCAGGAATCGCAGTTATCGCATTGGGAACCGTAGAGGACAATGCCATCACCATTTTATGGGCTTCGGGTTCAATCGGTATATTTCCCCATCCAGCTCCTTTAGGAGGCGTTTGGCCTGTATAGAGGCCACCGTTTGGCAGACGAGGCGGAATTCCAATGGGTTCTTCGGGGTCAATATAACTGTAATCCAACATTTTCCGCTCTTTTCTCTTCCTATTCTATATCCTATCTTATACAATTAAATACAATTATAAAACCGACGAAGCCATAAGTCATATAAGAAAGATCCGCCCAATATTAAGGAGAAGTATTAAAAGAAAGGCACCAAAAGATGAAGCGCAATTATACCCAAGTAACTGAAACTGCCGAACAGATGACGAACGAAGAAATCATTGCCATCATTGAAACGATGGTATCGCAGCCAGGATCGGCCAAAGAAAAACAGCGTCTCTTTCAAAAATCGTTTCCAGAATTTACGGAAAAATATCCCACCTTGTTCCAAATGGCCTGTGAACCCGATTTTAATATGGAACGCTTGGTCTATATGCTGTCTATGCGCGAAGCCGTATCGGCTCAAAAAATAAGCCAACACCAAGCCTCTGTCAATGTCGGCGAGAATCTCTTTCAGGAATATGTGAAACCTTTGGTGGAACAAAAAAAGAAAGACGATAAATAAAATGCCTAAAATGCTTGTGTTTTTATGTTTTATTTTTTTGGTTTTATCCGGTGTTTTGTGATGATATACCCCCTGTGCCCCTATAATTTAATTCTATTTTTAAGCCGATGCCGGTGCCGCCCCTGGTGCCGCGTCTGATTCCGCCATTTCGCTTGTTAGAAGGCGGTGAAAGACTTGGAAACATTCCAATGTCCGCGGAGTCAAATGAAACGTGGTATCGCCACTGGCAAAGTAGCGAATGAGTTTAAGCAGATTGTTCATACTCTGGTGGTGGCAAAGATAATGGTAAATCGTATGGGAGGTTAAGTAGTGCCCCGCTTGGGTGCTCACTTGGATGTTCCGCAATTGCGACAGATGAAACCGGATGATTTTCGGCAGTTCTGCGTCCAATTCCTTATTCATCTTCCAGCGATTGTATTCGGGATAGTATTTCGTCGTATAGAGATAGCACTGATAGAGGCAATCCCGGATCGTGCAGATAATGGTGTGAATGATATACACGGGTGCCAATGCCCGCCCATATTGATCTATCGGGAATTGAATGTTTGGGCAATATTTTTCAATATATTGGTTTACGTGGTATTGAGGTTTGTTCTGGATATAAACCCAGAGCATATTGTGCCACGGATTCGGGTTACCCAAATCTTCCTGTTCGCGATACAGCAATTCCACCGTGGCAACCTTTAAGAGTTTTCCATTGGCCTTCTTAACGATAAACCCGAAGTTTGACACACCAGGTTCCACGCTACCACCTTCTGTCCAGGCAATGGCCTCGTCGGGCGACGCAAAGACCCGACTGTAGCGAATGGTGGCCGAATAGGGTGCCTCCGTGAAAATCGCCGCGGGGAGCGGGCATTCCTGTTGCGTAATCTTATCGCGAGTCATAATGTGAATCAACTTGGCATATCCTTCGCCAAACTCAGCCGTGTAATCCATAAAGTGATTGTTCTCGTGATGAACCAGGATGAAGAAATACACCTTTGTCGGTTCCAACAGCGCCGTAAAACGGTCGCGCAGATGAATGGTCTCGGTTTCGGCACCATTTTCAGCAGTAGCGACATCCCCGACCTCTGCGACTGGAAACATCTGGGACAATGCTTCGTCCAACATAGTGCCGTGGCGCTTGACAGGGTGAATATAGCGCGATGTGTTGATAGAAGGGCATGAAGACGTGCTGAAATACCACTTATCTTTATAGAAATATACGGAAACCACGGTGCCCTCATAGCTCACATGACACACATCGTCGGCCTCCTTTGACAGTTTGTAATCCACCACATTGACACGCTCAGGAATCGCGTTTGCCAGTGAGATGATAATGTTTTCACCTTCGGGTGCCGACAAATCCAACACCACACTGCGACATTCGTCATACAACTCCTGGAACATATCTACATCCGTGCGCTTGTAAGTGTTGTGAAGTAGAATCAACCCAGAACGGTCGTAGTATTTCTTCCATTGAATCGCCGGCCAATAATGATTGGTTTTCATCAGCGTCCCAAAGGCTTCCTCCATTTGAACGCCATTGTCCGTCGCGTATTCGCGTACCTCTTTCAAAAACGCATTTAACTTGGGAGAAGCCATCGTCGCCATTTAGAAAAAGATAATTCAAGGTAATTAAAAACCTCTATTTATTCTTTAACCAACACCGTTTAAATCCAATGAGCCGGGGAAACAGGTTGCCGAAACTGTGTCTCTGGGGGTCTAATAGGACTTAGACGAATATCCTAATCATTTTTTATATTCAAAAAATAAAAATAAATACAAAAATATAAAGATTGTCAAAAAAGGCGTGTCACCGCGTATTATTTGTTATTTGTTTTTAGGAAAATTAAGCAAATATTTGTGAAATGCCATAGGATGCTATAAACGATAAGACAAAGAGGGTTGGGGAAATTGTTTGTACAATGATAAACGTCAATAGTAATATGAGTGGGTGTAAAAGGACGGCAAAGGTGAGAATATAACTTACGCGTCGCAAGGGCGACTTTGGCGGATAACACTTATGCATCATTATTCGCGTTCGTTTTTATTTCAAAGGCGTTTTTGATGAAAAAACCTTGTATCATCCATCATTTTTTCCACAGGATTTAGGTAATAATTAAATATAAAACGATTTAAAAATCAAACACAATAATCTCTTTAAAGTTTCATATCAAGATGGATGTGGCACTATTAGGAAAAGGTAGCCAAGATGTATATATTATAGAGCATAATACTATTAAAATGAATGCCTTTGAATATATCAATGATGTAAACCAATATCAAGTATCATATCAAAAAATATCCGTAGAAAAACAATTTAAAAATAACACCATAATGATGACATTTGATAACACAAATTCCCCCTATTTAATATCTGCTTTAGATATGTGTATTTATGAAGAGGATTACAAACATCTCAATAGCATCACACTAGAAATAGGCGGACAACGTTTTGACAAAATTTATTCCAAAGTTCAATTGGAAACAAATGCGGTTCTCTATAAAAGACCCATTACACGGTTCAAAGATAAACGTTTTATGCCATTGACCTTGGCGCTTTTTCACGAAAATAATTTTGCACCAATGTGTGCTATGAGATGGCACGAACTTATTATCATCTTTGAATTTGACGAAGACTATACACCGAAAAACACAATTGATTTATACGGTACTGTTTATTTGTTAAGTAATGAAGCGCGTAAAAAAATAGCATTTTCAAAATTATCCTTTATGACACAACAATCGCAATATCACGAAATAGATATAGATCCTAATTATTCGCAAAAAAAAGAATGCGAGGATGGGGTAAACGAATATACGATTAAAATGAATTATCTCAATCATCCGGTCGGGATTTTATATTTTTGGGGGTTTGATCTATCGGCCGTTGAAAATATCCAATTTACATTAAATAAAAAACCCTATTACAATGATTCTATAATACCGCTATTACATTATCAACAAAAACGTCTAGAAGGTGCTTCCGTAGACCCATTGGTATTTTTTATCAATGAAGAAACCCATAAAATCGGCCAAAGTCCCAAAAGCACTATTAACTTTTCAAGAATAGATCATTTTGAAATGATTCTAAAGACAACCGAAAATTTAGACTCAAAAAAAATAAAGGTCGTAGGAATTAATTATCAACCAGTGGAATTCGCAAATGGAATGGTAGGTCTTCGCTTTTCTAAATAATCTTTGACACCAATTCCGTTCCAACCCAATATTTATCTCCAGACAAAACCTCATTGCCTTTATGAAATAAATCAATATCAAATACAAGGGTGCGACCGCGCTTTGGTATGATTTCCTCCGTGGGAATAAAATCGTCTGTGTAAAACTGAGTGGTTCCACCTTCGTAAGTATCATTAAGATAGATGAGAACGGTAAATTTAGAAATCTCCTTTTTTTCAATATCGTACACACAACCAGTGTCTGTATGAATTCCAAAATGTTCTCCAGAACGAATATGTGAAAACATAATGTACGGTGCTACAGAATGTCTATATTGCTCTGGAATATGCGGTGCCAAACGATTAAACATTAATTGTGACCATTCTGGATGCCACACTTTTCCATTTTTAAATTGGGAATTTGTGAATGGACGAATGTCTTTTTTCTCAATCTTTTGAATAAAAGTGAGCCATTCATAGATCTCATCGTCTGTAAACAAATTATCTACAATGAAAGGTGTTTGGAAACTCATCCCGATTTAATAAAAATAATTAAGAAACACTCTTAAATCTATAATTTTATTGTTTTTGGAAAATGACCCATCGGTTCATTTCGCTGAATTCTTTGAGAACCGGATGTTCGGCATCAAATTCGTCTAAGATACGTTGATTGGATTTTGTTTGGGATTTCTTTTTTTCCGCTTGTAATATTTCATCAAAGGTCTTGGAATCCACCAAACGCAATCCGCGTGCCCCCGCATATTCCACTAGGAATTCAAAATGGATAAGATATTCGGGTATCAGCTGGTTGATGTTTTCCAAATAAACCCGAATGCGATTCCCGAAGGGGCGCGTGGCCGTAAATGCGTCTTCTTCGTAATTTTTCAAAATCGCCCAAAGCACCGTATCTTTCACAATCCCCTCTATCTTGGTTTTCTGTTTCAATTTGGCATTTACACGACCACCGTCCATAAAGGTGGCAATGAAATAACCGCCGGTTTTGAGATTTTCCACAACATTTTGAAAGAAACCATCCAAGGTATCTCGGGATTCAAAGAAGTAGTGTAAAGCGAATTGACACGACACTACATCAAAGCCGGTTTCACCCCGACCGCGCAATTTGGGAATCCATTGGCTCAATGGATGGCGCGACGGGAATTTCTTATGAAATAGAAACTGTAAGACATCCACCGACATCGCATCGTCCTTTACCAACGCCGCCGTTCCATCCCGAATCGGTTTTGCGCAATCTCCCACAGCATACACCACGGGCGGAACATAGGCAAACTTAGGGTTTAATTTACCCGACTTAACGTCCTGCTCTTTTCGCAAAAGGGTCTGGATGGTGCGCGCATACGATCCCTCTTTTGGATCAAAGATGTTGTCCTTGGAATTATCTATGCCGACCACAAATCCATAGCGATTCGCACACCAATTCTTTAAATCCCCCGCGCGACCACACGCCAACTCCAGTAGACTCGCATTTTTCACGTTGGGATAGGCATATAATTTCCCTTTCACGAAAATATTATGAAAATTCATCATCGTCCTTGACAACAGATGAAAACGAGGGATTTCGCGGGCATAATAAACATCGTCTTCGGTTTGAATACGATCTTCAATACAACTGGGGGCTTCCTCTTCGCCGACGCGCACCCGACCCTCTATCATATCTTGACTGACTGGGCGATGAATCGTGCGCCAAATACTATTGGCGGTGCTGGCGTCGTTGGCCGTTTTACTTAACATACGATTGCCATTGGCATCCACTTGTCTGTAAATGCGGGTTTTATCGTGCCTTACGCGCAGCGGTCGCCAGCGATAGGATACCCCGCGAGTATCCGTGCGATCATAGGAAAATTCCACGATCATATCGTGTTTTAGCACATCCCCATTTTGCGCCATCGCGAAACCATTATCTTCCACAGGCACCCATGCGCGATGAACGCCGTCTTCAAAATAGCTAAATGGGCGAAATAAATGGGGAACATAGACACCTTCTCCGTAATGAAGCCGTTTGCGCGCCGCTGGATCATAGAGTAGCGTCAGTGCCTTATAAACATCTAAATCCATCATTTGGTCTACGTTGAAACCAACGTGAAGCAAATATTCTTGGTAAGTGCGTCCATCTCCCAATGGATTGGGAAGGCGATTTCCTTGAACCACCAGAAAATCAATCGTATTTAATTCGGCCGGCTTCCATTTATAGACCCGATCCCATCGCATATTATAAGAAAATTCCACCTTGGTTCCCGGATAATATCCTAGCACTGGAAGTCGCGCCGGTGTGAAAATGAGACCGTCAATGGGATACCAGGTTTTCTTCTGTTTTGCCTCTTTTAACAATCCCGCACATTCTTTAAAAAACGTTGCGGGAGTAGAGCCGACCCGATGTATTTTCGCACGAATTTCCATTGTGGCACGAGAGGTATCCCAGCGATTCGCCTGGCATATCCGTAGCATCCAATCGTTGCGCGTTTTTCCAACCCATTCGCGGTCAGGAGCGCCCGCACCCGCGCCCGCATTCACCAACAGGGGTGCCGAAGATATACATTCACCCCCTACGAAATATACGTCAAACACCGCAAACAAATCTCTTGTGGGCGCGGCGGCACCGGTGCCATATAATTCCTCTTTTGGAACATATTCACCGTCTAAGAGGGAATTAAAATACGCTTTTTCTAGACACCGAAGACCGGTCGCGTGTGGTTTCGCAGTATTATCAATGCGATACGCTTGACCATCCGTATGAATATACAACAACATACGTTCGCCGTCGGCTTTTTCAGTAATCGCATAATTTTCTAAAACACTGTTTATACAATAGACTTTGCCTGCTTCTATAAGATGGGTTCGTTCCAAAGTAATGGGTTTTGGTGCCAGAAAAAAGGTCGCACTATCGTCCTCGCGATCGCGCGGAATAAATCGCGATGGCCGAATAAGACGCCCATAATCTTTCATAATGGCACCCGCGGTCGTTTCTGGAATTAAAAAGGGTTCGTTTTGAACGACTTGGGATAAAAACAGGGAATGACGATAGAGGATTCTTCCCAAATCTTCATAAGACAGTTTGGTTTTCTTTTTTGGGATGGCATTTGTGCGCAGAATAATTCGTAGCACATAATCTTCTGGAATCGTTGGTACATTGGCTTCGCGCATTGTCCTATAAGCCACATCGGTTGCCCGACGCGCTTCAATAATGTATTCAGTTTTGTCTTTTTTATCCATATAACGATATTGAATAACTTTGCGATAGGTCTTTTCAAGAGTTCCCCAGCGTTCCATTTGTGGACGATATATTGTCTGAAACGATTCTTCGTTTATTTCTACCCACGACTGAATGAGAGACACTTGCGTCATTGGATAAATCTTTGGCAAAACATCCCTTTGGTGGGTTTCGCGTTTCATCCAGCGCCATCTGGGATGCGCCACAACACCAGCCCCACCTTCTTGGACTTCCTCCTCTTCCTCAGGGTTGCGAAGCTCGTCCGGTTTGCGAAGCTCGCCAGCGTCTTTCCATTCGGTTAAACCTGTGAAATGTTCGTTGAGGCAATAGTGGTGAATCATATCTGGATGATATAAATGGAGCGACAGAACGTCGTCTAAACAATTAGTGGTATATGGGCGAACTTCCAAATATTCAATGGGAGGCAATTCTTTGATTTGTGTAGCACTCATATCCCGAAGAGATTTTAGTACACGATAAAAGTGTTCCTTAGTAAGTGTTAAATCGGTCAATCGTATTTGCCATTGGGAATCCATAAAATGAAGAAAGGATTCCCCGTGGCGCTTCAAGGTATCCAACATAGATTGTTTGGTAAGTTCATCCATTTTCTCTATTATCTATCTATATTTCTTATACCGAATCCTTATCATTTTTTAAGTTCGGTGCTTGCGATGGGCATCTTATCCATCTTCCATTGACCGTTATCCAAATGAGTAAGAACGATCGCATTGGATTGGACGGGAGCCACCGATTGTGTTTTTTTCCAAGGATAAGAAACCCCATTGATGGTTACTGGAATCCCCCACCAGAAAGATAGAAAGACCCCGATGGATTTCACACGCGTCTTACTGGGCTTCACCAGAGATTTTTCAAAATAATACAAACAATCCCGACAACGCGTCTTTCCCAGAACACGGCTATTGGCTTCGTCGGCCAAAAAAGAACGGATCGTATCGCGAAATTCAATATCAATCTCTTTCAACCATTCTGCGGAATACAAGACTGTAAGAGGATCTAACATATTTACCATTAGACGGGTCAATGTATTCGGTTCGGGTTGATTTTGAGAGGTTATTGGTTGCGCAAGCACAGGCAATACCTGAGATTGAACCGATGTATCTTTTGTATAGGTTCGTTCGTGTTTTAGATGGTCTTCCATTAACACCGTTGAAGTAAAAATATAGGGATATTCACTGCGTTGTTCGTAGTGTTTGTTGTAATGCGGAATAGGTGTGATTGCCGTTGGGAACACACTTGGAAGAAAAGAAATCATTTTAGATAAAATCACACTCTTGTAAAGAGTTTTTATCAAATCTCAATCGTTTTTTATAATAAAATATTCTTCTTTTTCTAAATCGTTTTGAAGACTGAGATCAAATACGGCATTTTTAGCATACCTTTTTTTCATTAAATAAAATTTCATTGTAGAATTATTGCGCGTAAAATTCATCCAAGAAGCCCCTGTTTGGGAAACATCTGTCGCTGCTCCAACACCCCCCTGCTGTTTTAGAATTGGCTCTTGAACTCCTATAGATTCCATATCTTCCATCAATACTTCTCTATTGACGTTGGCGGCCTTCGGCGCACAGCAGGCCTTCGGCGCACAGCAGGCCTCCGGCGCACAGCAGGCCTCCGGGGCACAGCAGGCCTCCGGGGATTTTAAAGTAGATCGTATCTTGGATGACTTTGAAGATTTTGAAGTAGAACCAGACGTTGACTGAAGGGCATTCTGCGCACAGCCGGCATTCTGCGCACAGCCGGCATTCTGCGCGCAACTCGCAATACCTGAGGATAAATCCTTACAGAGGGTTTCGTAGTGATGAATTTCGCTACGCGATGCTTTACAAAATTGAACGAATAATTCTATTTTTTTTAATAAATCAGGTGAAATCCAGGATAAATTAAAAAAAATCCCATTATTGTTCTGGGTATATTCGCATTTGTTTTGATACAACAATTTAAAGAGTTCCTGATATTCTGTCGCATTTAATTGCTGAATGGATTCCACCAAAGGCATCAAACGACCCTCTTGGGATACTTCCATTTTATTCCCCCGCTGATAAATTGTTAGCATCTTTGCTTTATGCCCGTTAATCGCAATATTCTTCGCTTTCTACTTCTTCTTGATCTTCTATGTCTTCTTCTTCGGCGTCATATTCTTCATCCGCGTCTTCTTCAGCTTCCGCTCCACCAAAGGCCAATGGCAATTCAGGCGGCTTTTCCACATCCGCGTCCGCATCTGGATATTCTTCTTCCTCTTCGCTACTGTCACCGCCTACACTTTCTTCCGGATATTCCTCTTCCGGCACCGGCACACCAATAGAAGGCAAATCGTCTCCTCCTCCCACCATCATTTTTGATGCCAGATTTTTTTGCCGGCGTTGCTGAACGGATTCCACAGATTCCACACCTCGCCCGATAATAGAAATTCGTTGGTCGTTTAATTGAAATCGTTTTCCTAATATTTCCACATTGATAACATCGCCCACATTCAAGGTGTCCAAGGCAATCTCCGACGAGATGCCTGCAGTTCTCTTAGGAATGATGATATCTAATACCGGAATTAAACGATTCTGGATTCGCACCGTACTTTCCGCAAGAATACCCAATACGTTTTTATTTTTTACCACAGCCTGGATAACCATACCTTCCACGGGATTACATACTTCCCCAACAACCGACACGTCAAACCGGATATGCCCGTTAAAATGGGGCTTTAGCAATCTCCCCATAGACCGCTGAACGATTGTTAAACTGGACGGTTTGATATATCCGTGGCGCGAACATTTGCCCTCATATTCCTGCTGAAGTTTATAGAGCAAATGTTCCTCAAACCGATCGTCCAATTCATTCGGTTTCAATTGAACGCTGGATTTAAACTGAATCGGCATAAAGAGGTTTGTCATTTTCGTATTCCTCTCCTCTATATATTGGATTCTGTTTTATATAGTTCTATAAAATATCCCAAATTCCATCATTTTTTAAGCCATCCGGGCTTTTTGCTAACCGGATATTTTGTAAAATGGGGGAATCCGCAGCCGCCCCATTAATCCCATATAATAGGCAATCCATGACGCCAGATATGCCCGATTTTTATAATTGGAAGCCCCCTTTTTCCCCTCAAAATTCGGCAATACAGGAAAAGGTTTGCCTTTTTGAGTTAAATAAGTCTCTTTGAGAGATTCCAATAGCTGATGTAATTGGGGGATTGGCAACGTCGTCGCCACGATACCTGTTTTGACACGCTTGCCAACTGTTTCTTGAAGCAGTTTGAATTTAAAGGATTTAGATTTAATGTCGGGTGTGTAAAATCCATAGGGGATCGCGGGTGGCTCTTGAAAGTTTCTATTCTTTTTAAGAAGCACTGTTTCAGCACGAGTGGCGTCGCGCCATTCTTTTTGGGTAGCCTCATAAAGCCTTATTTCTAAATCCGTGTCATTCTTTAATAAATCTATTTGACAATATCCCGCCCATTTTTGAGAAGAGCTTTCACCAAATTCATCGGCGCGAATTATCCATCCCTCTTTCCATAGAGCCTTTGTGAGACGCGATTGAATATTTTCGCGCACAATCCTTTGGGCAATGGCGTCCCAGCACGTTATATTAAGAAGTGTTAAAAACATAACCATTGTAATCGGCTCATAATCACTGTAATTTTCATCGTTTAACAATAAATTCACCATTTCGGCACAGTCGCTTTCTACGCCTTCGGCTAAAGTGCCTTCGGGCTTTTCTTTAGGCTCTGCCCTTGGGCTTCGCGCCTTCGCGCCTTCGGCTAAAGTACCTTCGGGCTTCGCGCCTTCGGCTAAAGTACCTTCGGGCTTCGCGGCTTCGGGCTTTTCTTTAGGCTCTGCCCTTGGGCTTCGCGCCTCCGGGCTTCGCGCCTCCGGGCTTCGCGCCTCCAGCCTTCGCGCCTCCGGGCTTTCGGCGGAAGATTTTCCAAAGGATTGAATGTGGATTTGGACTGGACGATAGGATTCCGTATCGGGAATGGGTTCTAACCATAGTTGGTTTCTGTGTTTTGTCAATCGGCTTCCTTCTGTTCCCTGATTCCATTCTGTGATGAAATCCTCTAAGGCCAATAAAGCAATTTCCTTTGGCAATTGAAGTTGCGTCCATAGGGTTTCCAAAGGCCACGACATAACTTTCTGTTTTTTCATCATAGAACTCACGTATTTCCATAGGCGTTCTTTGCCAACAGCACGCAAGGGCGCATAGGTTTCTTTGCGACCCATCTTAGGTTGCCTCACCGTGCTTTTTGCCACACATTTGGGTTCCTTCCCAGCATCATCCCCTAAACGCCAATATACCTCCTTCTTTTGTGCCGTAAGAAAACGAACATCAAAAGGAAACAAATGCTTCGGGTAATAATTCAAATGCCGTTGAATCGCACAATCCAATGCGTGGTCGCGAATGACCCGTTCAATATCGTCCGTTTTTTGTTTTTTGTCGGCCGCCAAATGATAGGCATAGACGTCGTATGTTTCCTGGTGGCGCTTGGGAGATGTTGCTGGATATTGCGCCACGTGAAGATAAACTACAACATTTCGTTGTGCCAACGCCAAACCCTTATGAGAGCACGTGCGAATAGAGCGACCGATTACCTGTTCTAATCGGTTAAAATGAAACCACGGATCCAAAATATGAACTTCGCGAACATTTGAAAAAGAGATACCTTCGCTTGCCACCGGCGACATCAATATCACTTTGATGTTTTCCCCGTTGGCGTTTCGGGGATCATTGATGGCCTCCAATTTTTTCGGGAAGCCATCTACCCCACTTATCCCAGAATCGCTACAAAAGACGGCATAATGCCTTCCTTTGGTAATCGGTATGTCCGTGGTCGCAGCCACTGGTTTCCGCTCATATAAGTAGGGTTCTTCTTGATACGGCGTATATCCCAAGTGCTCCAATACCAAAGCCATCGGCATCAATCCACTCCAAATAAAATGAGAATAGATCATCACAATCCCCTCTGCTTGCTGTATCAGTTCTGCCACGCGATGAAGTTTTGCCGAATAGGTCTTTAAATAGGTCTCATTGGGAAACAAATAAGGTTTGTCATAATATTCATACTGATTCCGCGATGCCCCCTTTAAAGGGACTTCTTTGAGAATCCTTAGAAATCCATCGCTTCCCACTTGAAACGGAGACTTTTTAGTTTTTCCAGTCGCGCCCACTGGATATACAATGTTGGTCGCCTCTAACACATTGGTATTGATTGGCATCCGGGTGTCATCTTCTGTATCTTCACCCCCCTTGCGACGCATTTTTTGTTTTGCGTTTTCTTTCGCATACAAATGGGAGGTTAACGCCTCGGTTTGAACGGGACTCAATACAGACGGCACCAATCCATCCGGAATCCAATGTAGCCATTTGGATGATTTCTTGGAACCCGAACTTTCGGCCTTCTCACCTTCACCGGTCACAGATTCAAAATATCCATAGGAAGGAGGGCGCTCTAAGATCCCAATACCGTTGACTGTGGGATTTAAACGTGCCGCCAAAAGAAATGGATTGCGACCTTTAACATAAGAAATATAGTTCGCGCATAATTTTTTAACCAGATTCATCACCGATTCCTGAAGTTCACCCTGTTTGTTATAAAAACTCAATTTCTGTAATTTCTCCAAGGACATCCCCAAATCATTACGACGGTCATTGAGAGCCAAATAATAAAATAATTGGAACAATTCGTTGGGCTGATCAAACATCGGTGTGGCCGACATCAATATCAAACGATTGTTATTGCCAACTTTCAAAAACGTCTCCAAGCCGATCGCACCGCGAATGGTAGGATTCCGTAAATTATGTGCTTCATCCACGATAAGGATGCGATTTTTCGCCCAAGCTCCCAATTCCCCCTTCTCCGCTTTTTCGGCCACCAGCGAACCAAAACGTTCATACGTATAAAACGTATATCGCCGTTCAATGAATTTTTGAATGGAATCTTCGCTGGCCGACGCGCCGCTGCGACCATACGCGCCCATCCAAAGAGATTTATAGGTATCCCCAAGACATTGCGAGCGCGACGATCCGCGGCGATACAATTGTCCTTTAAAATTGTCAATGAGGGCATTGGAGGTAATCACCCAAACACTCTGTTCCATTCCAGCATAGGCCTCCAACCAAGCTTCTGCAAAAGTAATCGCGGAACACGTTTTACCAAAACCCAACCCGTGAAACATCAATAGTCCTTGGTAGGGCGAATGGGGGCTCAAATATTGTTGGGCAATGTATTGATACAGGAATTTTTCATAGCCCTCGCAATATTCCTTTGCCTTCGCGTCAAAGGTTTTTTCGTTTAATACCGCGCGACCCTCTGGAACCGCAAGGGTCTGGATGTCTCTCAACGAAAGCCATTTGCTTCCAAAGTCAGGGTCTTTGTATTCGGGATAAATTCGCGTTCGCGATACAGATGGTTTTGATGGCGGCGGCATCCAAATAAAAAGAAAAGGTTGTATTCTCTATACACTTTCGTCGGTTTTTTCTTGTTCTTGAATCATCCTCATCATTCCATACAAGCGATGATACAATCGCCACGTAAGTTCTACATCACATTCGGCACGATGAAGACGCAATAGAGATAATGGTGAGGTTTCAAAGGGTTCTACAAAATAACTGTAAAAGGAAGTTAATTTACCGGACACATAAGGCATCGGTTTATACGTTTCGCACAATTCTCGTCGCTCTCGTCGCTCGCGCCGTTCCCGCTCCTGTCGCTCTCGCTCGCGTCGCTCCCGCTCCCACCGCAAATATTTCTTTCCATGGCGATGCGTACAGAAGCCTTTTAATGCCATCCAACGTTCTTTATATAGACTGCGACGCGGGTCGTTCACCGGAAACGATCGCTGAATTTCATTGATCAAAATATGATAGTCAAATTCTAAATTGTGAGCGACAATGGTTTCTACCCGATAGTCCTCTATGGCTTTAAATAGGAGCGACAGTGCTTCGGCGCGACTGGGGCGCATTTCCGCCGACATTTCTTGTATTTCTTCTTCGGTGATACCGTGAATGGCCTTGGATTCTTCTGTAATGGGATACTCGGGGGGTGGCAGAAGATAGACATTGCCCCGATGAAGCACCTCAGGAAGACCACCGGGGTCGTTTTTTAAAATCACCCACGCCAATTGAAGCATACGACATTCGTTCCATTCCCGATAAGGAGCATATTTATGCTCCCCGGTTTTGCTTTTCGGGGGAATCCCATTTGTTTCTGTATCAAACACAAGACTGACTGGAACCGGTGGATTGACATTGGATACGCGGTATGTCATCGTTTGTGATGGAAGACGTGATAAAGATATTAGACCCTTGGGGTTTAAATTCATTTGAATGAACCGACAGCGTAGAAGCGACCAAGCCATTTGCCTCGTGAATCAAACGATGGGCTTCTTTAAAGAGATTGCGGCGCTCGTGGTTATATGGACGGATGCGTTCTATGATTTCATTATATGAGAACCATTGCGCTTTTCGCACTTCACGGGCTTGATGTGGGTTTGTTATGTCCACTTCCATAGACCTGTCTTCATTTTTTACGACGCGCGCAATATAATACACGTGGCGATATAAGATATTATTGGTTCCGTAAAAAAACTCTTCCAATGGCTTCCAGTCCTTATGTATTTCAATGTCGGCCTTTTCAAATCCCGATTCTTCACAAAATTCGCGTAGCGCACAATCCATATCTTCCTCTTTGAGTTTTCGGCGACCTTTCGGGAATCCCCATTCGGGATCTGTATAAATGGTTTGGGTCTGTTGAAGCAAATGCTTAAGAAGAATAAACGTCCCTTTATTGGGAGGGGAATCCGCCGTTTTCTTAATGTATCCATTTTTAAGCGATTCAAATTTCATTTTAGATTCCACATATTCGTGTGAATTTTTGGTAAGATAGGGTTGATACCAAATGATATTCCATAGTTCCAAAAAAGACGACGTTTCCAGAAGTCGGCGTTCGTTGTGAGTCATATATCCCAACAGTTTCTTAATATAGTCGGTGTTGTTGAGCGAATATTTCCCGCGGATGAATTCCATAAATGACAAGGAATCTTTGCGTTGTATCATCAAATATTCAATTCGCTGGGATTTTGTTTGACGATAGCATATCAATCCAAAACTCATAATCGGGTGCGGGCATTGGCGATACAAATGGCCAAATAGACCACAATTGCGACACGTATGGGGAAGTTTGATAGTACTTGTTTCTGGTGTCATTGACATCGTCATTCTTATAAAACGCGTTTATTGACCCTCGCAATACGGGGAGTCCTCTGCATTGTATTTTTTGAAGATGGTTTATATCATTATTATAGAATAGAGACGACGTTATTTTTCATAATGGGAATCGCGCCGGATATTTGGGGGCCTTCTGCTTGGCAAACCATTCATTTGTTTTGTTTGGCGGCACCAGAAGTGCTATCGGCAACCGATCAATTACATTACACGACGTTCTTTAAATCCCTCGCCTATGTATTACCGTGTGGCACATGCGCAACGCACTATCAGGAACATTTAGTGACATTCCCGATAGAATCCAGTGTTGCGACACGGGAATCCCTTTTTGAATGGTCGGTGAATATACACAACAGCGCCAATCAAATGCTGGGAAAACCCATCTTGTCACTGGAGGAGGCCAAATCTTATTGGTCGGCTGTCATTGCCGGTGGCGGCCGATTTGGAATGGGTGCCAGCGCCAGCGCCGGTGCCACTGGCGTTGCCTTTAATGGAAAATGGATATATGGCATAGGATTTTTACTCATTGGTTTCATCTTAGGCGGAATGATTGCCATTGGTTATAGGACTCGCCAAAGTCCTTTGTTAAAAAAGAAATAAGAAAGATTATCTATATTCACTAGATTCACTAGATTCACTAATTAAATCTATATTTAGAAGGAAGCGCCATAAGGAGCACCGCAGTTGCCGAAGCCTTCTTTTTTCATTCCATATTCTTCAAAGGCTTCCACAGTTCCGGGTGCTGAAGACGCCATACCGGCAGAGGGCATTTCAGGGGCTTTGTCTTTGGGAACTTCGGGTTGTGCCGCCACCGCTTCACCGGCACCCGCAGTGGGGACTTCGGGGAGTTTTGGCAGGGTTAGGTCGGCCAGAGTAGGTGCTTTAATGTCTTTTGCGCCCGACGCCATCGTCAGCGGGGGGACACCGGAAGCGCCCGCGGCACCCGAGGCACCCGCTTCCGCGAAGAAACCTTCGGCCATACGGTTGGAGAAGCGTTGCATCGTGCGGAATTTTTCTTGAGCGACCACCTTGGTATTGTCGGCATAAGAAAGCAGACCCACCACGACCAACATAATACAGTAGAAGACTACCACGACGGCGACGAACCAAGCATACAGACTGCACCACCAGCGTTGGTTGGTGAAACCCGCACCCGTCACCAGACAGTTGATTTGGAACAGGGTCAGTAGAATTGCGGGAAGTGCCAATAGGAACATCACAAGCACAATGACGAATTTTTGGGTCATCGGGATGGGTTCGCGGCCGAACAACACCGACAGAGCAACGGCCACGACGGCAATTAGAATGGCCGTTCCAGCAATTTTAGATTGGGGGACACCCACAAAAACATTGGTAAGTGACATAGCCATTCTAATAGGGGTAGGTTTTTCTCAAACGGATGGGGATGGTTCTATAATGCTAAAAGAGAAAATTATATAGAAAGAAGCCTAAAAAAATGATAGAGGCCATTCTCTGTTCCCCCATTCTCCAAGAATGGGCATCCCTTATTATTTTTATGTGATTACCCAGAACCATACAGGGATTCTGCGAAAAGAATGCCCAACGGATATTTCACATTTCTATTTGGATTACAATGGCGGCGTTCATCCAGTATGCCAACGTTTAATGAGTCGCTGGGAAGGCACGGATTCAAGCATGTTTGAGAAAACCCTCTGTGAAGAATCTTGGAATTATATGTGTGGTCTCACACGACTTACACAGCCCCGAGAAGTTCATATCACATTGGATGGCATTGCCCCTATTGCGAAAATACAGCAACAACGGAAGCGTCGCTATTTATCTGTGTTGCGTCAAACATTGTTAAAGAAACCCAGTCTTTGGGACACAAACGCGATTTCCCCCGGAACCGCCTTTATGAAATCCTTAAATGACACCTTCCGGGATAAAATTCGCAGAACTTTTTCAGCCATTCCTTTTCATTTTTACGGGAGCGACGAAGTGGGCGAAGGAGAACATAAAATCTTTCAAATTATGAACGATTTGAAGATACCACAATCGCCAACAGAAGCACCCCATCAAGTCATTTATGGATTGGATGCGGACTTAATTATGCTATCATTGTTGAGCCATCGGCCAAATTTGTATCTAATGCGGGAATATCAAGAGAGGAGCACTGTAGCAAAA